ATTTTCCATGTCAACCACCTATTTGTGTTCTTAGCTATAGCTTCAGGCTGATCTACTAGTTACTGTTAGTGATGGTATTGATCTGCTGTCTTGGATTACTGCTGATACTCAGCTACTTAGTTGGATTATGGCCTTCGGCGTTAGTTACTCCAGCACTTCAGGATTCGTGCGTAGCACCAGTAGCACGGTAGCACTGTAGCATGGTCCCCTGTTTCCATACTTTCGCCCTCATTCAGTCACTGCTATTAGTTTCTATATTATGTGCATAGCACAGTAGTTTCCTTAGCCCACAGACTATACTTACTTACCTCTCCATACCCTCAAGTATCAGTTACTCTCTATTTGACAATTCTTATATATTACACATCCCACTTAAATTAATGAAGAAAAAAGATAAGAGTAAGAATAGATAGTGAGATAAAGATAGTAAGAGGGAGAAACTAATAGACATGCACTTTTCAGACCGATAGGGACAGAAAGGGCGAGCTTGACACTGTGCTACAGTGCTACACGTGCTACGGGCGAATTTACTTGCTTAGAAGAAACTAATAACAATTCAAACAATTGTTTATTCTAAGTTGCAATCAATCCTAACAACTTCAAGTTGCAAGTTAAGAGATACTAACAAACTAGCACTAATAAGGTGCAGAATCACCAAACTGGTGCAACAATGCACAAAGACAGTGCTAACTATGGATAACTTGTATAACTCAGAGTTGTGGATTAATGTGAATAACTAACCTAACCCCTTGATTATAAACAACATTCTCACAGAATCAGAAACTGCTAACTAACTGGCACAGTTCATGCATGCATTACTGGTGCAACAATCCCGTTGCTTAACTTGAAAGAAACTAATGACTATCCTGAACAACCAATCTGTCACCATTGATACAACTGTTCCTGCCATCACCATCGGCCAGATCATGCTCAGTGCTGACCGTCGGAGTACCAAAGAGAAGCCACTGACTGATGCTGAGCGCATCCGTCGTGCTGTCCTGCCTGCTAACCACTGGGGAGAACTGGCTACTACCATCAACGGTGAGCGCAATCAATCACTGACAGATGTACTGCGTATTGCCATGCAAACAATTGCTAGTGATCGCCTGCGTGATACGCTTGCTGCTGACCCAATGAGCAAGACAATAGCACTGGCTGACTACACAGTCCCTGCATTGCTTGCATGGAATGCTGAGACTGCTAGCGGCCGTGGCAGCATCACGTTCACTCGTGACCAGATCGAAACATGGTACTGGGGCAAAGCAGATGAAGGACATATGTGCGCTACTGCTGCTGCACTTCATACTAAGTGGGAAGATGCTGGCAAGTCTGCTAGTCAGATAGATACCTTGCATCAGTTTGTAGCTAATCGCTTTGCTGCTACTGCTGCTAAGAATCATGGCCTCAAGGATGCTGCTGACGCTGCTAAGCTGACAGCACTCATTGATGCTGCTGACCTTGATGGCAAGGATGCCAGCTTGATGGTTGAGTTGCTGGGCAGGCTGGAGCATATCAGCAAGGCACTGACAGCCAAAGCCGCTGAAGCCACTATCAGCATGGATGATCTGTAATCATGTCTGTCAGCTACATACCAGTGCAGCGAGTAACTCTGCTGACTGACAGACAAGGTAGGTTGATAGTAGTGACCTACCGCTACAGGCGCCGCGTCAGCAAGTAACTAACAGCGCCTTCTACCTCCCAGCTAATAACTGACGGGGTAGGAGGCCTTTTTAAAAGCTTGTCTACCTATTTCCTACGGACACTCTCCCAAACTTACTAAACTTTTGCAATTCAACATTCTCAGCAAGTAACTCCTGGGAGGGATGATTCGCTAGTGGTATTGGACAAGGGATTATGAGATGATGTTAACTATGAGTACATCCCTCCGAGAAAAGATTGTTAAGTATCTAGCACAAGATATCCAGCAGTCTGTCGTAGCTAGCAGTTGCGGCGTAACAGCAAGTTATATAACTCAGCTTTTGGAGCTTCCAGAAGTGCGAGAGGAGATCAGTCTGCTGAAAGCGAAAAGGTTAGAGGTAGCAATCGAGAATGATGAAGGATTAGACAAGCTTGAGAGTCGTGCATTGCAGATGGTAGAGCAGAAACTCCCGTATGTGAAATCTGCAATAGAAGCAGTCAAGATAGCACAGACTCTGAACGGGATGAAGCGCAAAAATACTGCTAGTGACCCAAGTGCTGATGCTGTTGCTGCTCAACAAGTTACTATTACCATCCCACGCGGTGCTAATCTGCTATTTAAGATGAATTCTGACAATCAAGTGATTGAAGTGGAAGGTAGAACTATGGCACCACTACCAAGCAAAGCACTTCCAGGACTGCAAGCACGGCTAGCAGGTGAAGCTAGTGTGATGGATTTAGAAATCTCTGGGCCCGCAACTCCTGTAACTCACAAAGCTAAGCAAGAAGCGAAAGATTCAGCTCGTGCAAGTACCATTCTCCGCGACCTGACAACTTACATGGACGGAGTTGCCATTGTCCTTTGATCCAGCTGCAGTAGTAGTTGATGAGGAACCAGATGAGTTCCAAGACGACTACCAAGAACCTACATTTGAAGCTGCTGCTAGCAGAGGTGAGTTAGTTTCTTCCTGTCGCGACAGTCTTGATTTCTTAGCAGCTATGGTGCTGACAGAGATCTACAGTTACGGGTATCCAGCTCCACTGAAAGCTGCATTCCAGATGATCTGTGCTGCTGCTATGACACTAGTAGGCAAGCCTAAGTATGCTATTGGTATCCCTCGTGGATTTGCTAAGACTATCATCTTGAAGTTGTATGTTGTTTGGCTGATTCTGTTTAGTGATCGCCGATTCATCCTAATAGTTTGCAATACTGCTAGCCACGCAGAAAATTTTATTGCTGACGTTGCTGACATGCTGAGTAACTCAAACATCATCAGCATATTTGGAGACTGGCGAGGTCCAACTGGCAAGCCTGAGAAAGATCGACAGGAGTTAAAGAAATTTAATTTTCGCGGTAAGGATATCATCCTAGCAGGTATTGGCAGTGGTGGGTCTGTGCGGGGGTTAAACATCAAATTCCGTCGTCCTGACATTGTGCTGATGGATGACATGCAAGCACGAGAAGAAGCAGAGAATGCCGATATAGCTAGTGCGATGTTCGACTGGATGCTTGGTACTTTGATGAAAGCCTGCCATCCTCAGAAGTGCGTCTTCATATTTGTTGGTAATATGTACCCGTTCCAAGGTAGCATCTTACGGAAACTGAAGCACAGCAAGGAATGGATAAGTTTCATCACTGGCGGCATTCTTGCTGATGGAGATTCTCTCTGGCCTGAGCATCGCAGCATTGAAGACTTGCTACAAGAGCTAGCATTTGATACTGAGCAGGGTCGTCCGCAGTTGTTTTTCTCAGAAGTCATGAATGATGAAGAATCTGGGACTGTAAGCGGCATTGATGTGAGTAAGATTCCTGAGTGCCCGCAGCATTTAGATGGTGCTCAAGCTCAAGGTGGAATGGTAATCATTGATCCATCACTTGGTAAAAAGACCAGCGATGATGTTGCCATTGGAGCCATTCTGATATTTGATGGTATCCCAGTGCTGAGGGAGATTGATGTTGGTAAGTTTGATCCCGGCAAGACCATAAGTAAGTCAACTTCCTTAGCAGCAAAGTGGAGCATGCAGTTGATTGTTGCAGAGGGTGTCGCATATCAAGCTACTCTTGCCTACTGGTTCACATTCATCTGGGCGCAACTGGGAATTAAAGGGTTTATTATCGGGCTAATCAATCCTGCTGGCATGGCAAAGAATGCTAGGATAGTAGCGATGTTCAAACTGCTGCTAACTGGCAAGATTCTGCTGCATAAAGATGTTCGCAGTGCTGTCATCTACCAGATTACCCAGTTTAACCCGCTCAAGACTAAGAACGTAGACGACCTGCTTGACATTCTTGCTTACATATACAAGGTCATGGAAGAAAATGAGATGCATCTTCCACTGATGATAATTGACAACTGGCAAGAAGAGATGCCAGCAGCTAGCCATGATGACGGTCTTTTAAATTACGGTTAATAGGAACAACATGCCAACTCCAAATACTCCAAAGCCGCTTGATGACAAAGCACAAACAGCTGTCATTGGGTATCTTACTGCTGCCACTGCGCTGTACAACGGTAGTTACAATATCCGTAACCAGTTGCTCACGCAAGATCGTGCTTACTACCGTGAGCAAGACGGAACTCGTGAACAGTGGCGTGCTCGTGTAGCTAATGAAACTGGAGATGCTACCAAAGTACAGAACATCACAGTTCCTGTAGCTATGCCACAAGTGGAATCCGCACTGGCTTATCTAAGTGACACGTTTCTCACAGGCTACCCAATCTTCGGGGTTGTTTCACCTCCTGAGTTCGCTGACGCTCTTGGTGCCATGGAGACTATTATTGGTGAGAATTCCATTCGTGCTGGCTGGCCAATGCACTTGATGCAAACACTGCGAGAAGGATTGAAGCATGATCTAGGAGCAGTGGAAGTTGTCTGGGAGAAGCGGACTACATTCAACATTGGTACTCCTGAGATTGGAGACTTGCAGCAAGGCGTACCAGTAGAAACTCAGTACGAAGGCAACTTCATCAAGCGACTTGATCCATACAACTTGATATTAGATACTCGTGTATCACCGCATGAGAATCATATCAAGGGTGAATACGGTGGCTACACTGAGATGCTGAGCCGAATTGAAACTAAGAAACGGATGGATGACTTAGACCCGCTTGGGACTATGAACTTTCGCAAGGCGCTAGAGTCTGGAACTCCTGGACCTGCTAGCAGCAATTCTCCTGTCGGCAATTTCTACCTTCCTGAGATCAATCCTAGTGCACTCTTGCAGCCATCTCAGACTCAGGAGTTTAATTGGATGAACTGGGCTGGGATTACTCCCACTGCCGGCAAAGTACCCATCGCATATCGCAACTCCTATGAGTGGACGGTACTGTACGCAAGGATTATTCCGTCAGATTTTGGCATGCAGGGACGCGATCGTAACCATGTCCAGATCTGGAAGTTTATTGTCATCAACAGATCTGTTGTCATCTTCGCTGAGAAGCAAACCAATGCTCACGGCTATCTCCCAGTAATAGCTTGCAAGCCTAGCAATGATGGCATGGGCTGGCAGTCCAAGAGTTTCTTGGACAACGTCGTACCAATCCAGCAAATCTCCAGTGCTCTTACTAACAGCGCACTAGCTAGT